TAGGTGGTTCTTATTTCATTTAATAGACTTGAATCTTTTTTGTTATTTTCATTTATATATAGATGTACATACTGTAAAATTTGTTTCTACGACTTTTTAGTTCCTTTATGTAGTGTAGTATTTAGTTTCTGGTTTACCAGACTCGTGGCTAGAGAGAGTCTAGCTAGATTTTAAAGGAGAAAGAAGAAGAAATGATAAGTATAAGCAAGAAGAAATTTGATGCAGAATCAAGTTTGAATAATGAAATGAGTTTTGACGATTTTCAAGAGTATTTACACCAACAACAAGAGTATTTTGATGATGTTGATGATTATGAGTACGAAGAGTACTCTAGTGATGAAGAGGTTAACTTTGATGACAAAGAAGCCAGGCGAGATCTAATCACTCAACAAGATGAAAATAGGCATCGTGACCGACGGTGGGAAGCTCATGTTCACAATTTGGAAATTCTTAGGCAGCTTAAGTTGGGTTACAAGCAATCACGCGTTGCTTTTAGCAATTACATGATACAAGAACGTGTTCTTACGCGTTCTAAATACCCTACTATCACGCTCCACTTTTTAGAATTATTTCCCAGATTATCTAGGGTTCCTATGGTGATGTTACAGGAGTTTCAGAAGGATTTTTCTAAAGGCTTCAATTCGGGTCTGAGCACCAGGATTTTGGCACGTCCAGACCGTTCAAGTTCAGATCCTTCTCGGAAGAATATGCAGTTATTCCATAAATGGTTGCAAACTGTTAATTTAGACGAAGTGGTTTTAGAACAGGTGCAACCAAAACGCCTGACAGTTTTCAAGACTCGCAGACGTCGAGTTCCCCATAAAAACAATCATATAGTGATTAGTGAAGAAAACGGTTCGCATGGCGAGGTCACAGAAGGTGACGATTTGGCCATGGCCTGGGATTCCTCTGATTTTGGCAATACAATGGTTTCTAGCGTGCTAGAAGGGTTCTCAAGTGTTAAACACAAGAAGAAGACCGGAGAGCCACCGAAACGTTCTAAACTTGCCAAACCCTGCAAACACTTTGCTGAGACAGGTTTGTGCAAGTATGGGGACAGCTGCAAGTTCACACATTGTGACGTTACCGAAACAAGTACTTGCGATTCCACAAGTTCTTGTTCACTAGTGGAAATGCAGCCCATTTTGTATGTCACAGATACACACATTGCTTGGGATGGCCAAAACGTTTTTGTAGATGGTTATTCCTCGCAAGGCATAAAAGCATCCTCAGTGTTACCTGTTGGCACAGAAATAGAAGGTGTAGGTTGTAATTGGTTTGTTACAGTTAATCCCTTATCTCCTCAAAAAGGGAGCAAGGTTTACAAGTTGACAAATCCAGTTCAACCATTCAAGGTCACCGCACAGTATTATTTGGGTTCATGGGTTGCTGGGTTTTCAGGTGACGTTTTTTGCCCTGCTGTTGAGCGTATAGTTCAAACTATACCTTGTTTAGGCATTTTAGACAAGGCAAAATCCGCAACAGCTCTGGCGTTGATCTCCAGGTTTTATCCGGGTTTACCCGACCATTTGGTCGAATCAACGCATAAATTTTGGGCTTTACGCAATTTGACTTTTAAGAGGAACGCTTTAGATTCCACTGATACTGCCAGGATATTAGGTCAAAATAGAGTGGAGTTTTTGCAGTCCATTTATAATACACAAATACTTAGTCAGGTCTACCGTGAAAATGGTATAAGTTACAACACTATTAACCAGATTTCCGTTCCAGCTATTTTGTGTGATGTCGTAGCTCCCACTATTTTTAAAGAAAATTTTTCTTACGTCGCCAAAGGCGTCATTTGGGACCCAACGGGACCACAACCTTATCCCCGTTTCAACACACCTTCTTCCCATTATAGATGGTACACGACACAAATGTGTCGCTTTGAAGGCTTTAACGGCTCTTTTGTTGTGTATGATAACACTCCGGAAAACATGTCTTTAGCTATGAAAAGGCTTTTTGCAGCTCGCCCGGATGAAGACGTTTTGTATGCCAACCAATTGTGGTTGACTATGCAGTTATGCTACCGGTCACGTCCGTCTAGTGACATTGCTAATTTAGTCCTACAACCTGGCTTCGTCAAGCATTCTTATATGGACGATCGTGTCTTATCTTGGTGCCGGTGTAAACCTAGCCATCAGGGTCGTCCTTTGACTTATAGTTCCACAGGCGATATGCCAGCTTGTGCTGTAATAGGTAAAGGCAAGGATTCACACACTGTTTCTTTCGCTAATTACATGCATGGTCAAGCTGATTACCCCGATTTTGTTCTTGATGCATTGATGAGACCTTGTTCACGCACCTCTCGTTCTCATTTAGATCAAATTTATGATGCTATATTGAACAAAGCCACCATAACATATTACAGGGTGTATCAAGCTTTTACTGAGTACTTAGATGCTCATGGAGCTCGTGAACTATCAAGCAATATAGACCACGTTAAGAGACGCCTTAGACAACGCTATGTTAATGGGGTTTTACTGCACTTGGACGAAGATTGCATGGTCAAGACATTATTGGCGTGTGTTAAGCGAGAATATGCAAAACCAGGTAAAGTGCCCCGTCTGTTTATAGATTACAACAGCGGGTCTATGTACGCCAATGAATTGCCTGAGTGGGTCAAAGAGTGCATAAATGGAGCTTACCATTTTACATTTAATGGTTTAGCTGTGCGCATTTATATTTTCGCTAAGCCGAAAGCTTCCATTTTGCAGGAAGAGCTTGAACATTTGATTAGGCATACCACACATTCGGATGACAATTACAACGTTTTGCTCTTTAGTGATGATAGTGTGCACACAGGTTGCTTCAAGGGTGTCAGTTTTGCTTATAATGTGGATATATCTTCCACAGATTCAAGCAACTGCACGTTTGCCTTTTCAATGATCGCGAGTTGCTTGTCTAAGTTCAATTCGACACGAGCACGTGGGCTAGTCGAACAGTGCTGCAAAGCCATACTTCTACTTAACCCTTGTGAACCGAAAGAAAGGATTACTGTACAGTTCCACGGCCCTTTTGAGGGTAGCGGGACTGTTTTAACCACCATACTCAATCATTTGGCATCATACGCAGGGTCAATTATGACAGCTTATTTTATGTCATTGGAAGTTGGTTGCCATGGCGTTCAGTCTTTTGAACTGTTTGCCAAACGTGGTTATGCTGCAGTTGGCCACCAGATTACGTGCGAGTGTTGTGGCTCACCTGGTGTTGTCATACCAGAGAAGATTCAGTTCCTCAAACGCTCCCCTATATGGAGCGGGCAGAAATGGATCCCCACTTTAAACCTCGGTTGTATTCTGAGAGGTTTTGGTACTTTAGACAACGACCTACGCCCCGAGCAATTGGGGTGTTTGTCCTTAGAAGAGTTTAAGAACATACCATGGGAAGATCGTATGGATTTGTTCTTAAGTTCCATAGTACGTGGGTTGGTGCATGAGCCACCTAGCTCTGTCATTAAAGCTTTGCGTGATAGATTCAATGTTGGTTTACACACAACTACCAGTAATAACTATTTGAACACTCTTCCTGATTTTAATGATATTACAGATGAAGTTGATTGCACTATATTTGATGAATCGCTTGCACGCAGATATGATTTATCCATCAGTGATTTGCACGAGTTAGCGCACCATATTTGTGATATAAAATTGGGTGGTGTTAGTGTCACAAAAGCTACCACCGAGAT